CCAAACATAGCTTCATACAGAGCACTGTGTATATCAGTACCGCCTGATATATCTTTGATAAGCTGTTTGTCTCTAGTAACATGTGCTAGAGCTACAACTTCTAGCTGATTGAAGTCAACCTCAACAATCACACCGTCTTTGAATCTTGATGTAAAGATCTGCTTGATAGGGTTATTACTAATGTTCTGTAGGTTTGGATTGGTTGATGACAAACGACCTGTGACAGTCGCTGTGTGGTTTAGCTTGCCATGTATGAAGTCACCTATAACGTGCTTGCTAAGCCCTTGTACATAGGTTGAGAGCTGCTTTGATAGCTCACGATACTCTAGTAGTTTCTCAATGATCTTGATTGCTTCTGCATCGAATGTATGCTTTAGCATATCGTTGAGCACAGAGTCATCTACAGATACTTGACCTGTCTTAGCAGATACTTTCTCTGGATCTGGTGTATATCTGATGAATGGCTTTATATCTACAGTTTTATCCATGAGCTTGTACTTGGTCTTACCATTCTTGTATAGACCAACCTCTTCTTTCACACGTATCTTCTTCTTACCACCAAAGAAGAACTGTGACCACTGCTTAGGACTGTTGATGTCTTCAAGTAATGTGTGTTTGGAAGCTAGCTCTTCTAAGTCAAGCTTGCATTCAACATACTCGTTAACAACTTCTACTGTGTACTCATCAAGCTTTACTTTGTCAATGTGCAAGCCATTGAACTGCATCTCTGTTGTTGCATGTAACGCTTCCATCTGAGAGAGTATGAGTGGTAGCTGATCTTGTTCTATCGCTCTTCCATATTGCTTCATAGCAATCTGTACAGTATTCTGAACATCTTGTTCTAGATATGGGATTAGTTCTTCAGGTGGAATCTTGTCAGAGCCAAGCCCTGCCTGAAAGTATTTCTTGATCCCATCATCTTTGATAGGCAAGCCATACTTGATTGACAACTCATCGAGGCTTGAGAACTTAGTCTGTTGAGCACTTAGGATGTACTCTGCCAACTGTGTATCCCAAATCATTCTGCGTTGTAGTTCATACTGCAAGTCAGAGCTAGTCTTGTAGAGATACATCAAATCAAAAGATATGTTGTGTCCACAGATTAGCGCGTCTGGTCGTTGTACTCGTATTAAGTATTCAAACTTTGCTATGTCGTATGTGGTGAATGTATTGGTTACATCCGTGCTGCCACACAATCCAAATGCAATAGCTCTGTTGTCTGGGTGCATAGGATGAGCTAGTCCTACGTCATCGTTGCCATTGAGTGTTGTCTCAACATCAATAGCTATAAATGTTTTGGTCATGGTTTTCCAAAAGCTTTCTTAAAAGGTTACTCGTATCTAGCCCTGATGGGGTCGATGGTTACTAGAAATTGTCCGTGTCTATCTGACTCGACTTGTTTGCTTCCTCCTCCTGGTAGTTTGTTCTTAGGAACATTAATGGTACGAATCATTTCTTCTTCGGGACTCTTTGGTTCTTTGTACTTGCCGATTGTTATCACTACGTCTGCTTCGCCTGGCTTGTCAGTCTTGGAGCCACGCAGTGCATCCAAGCCTATGAATGGTGGGTCTTTCATTTCTACTGCTGACGCAGACAATTGTGATGCTGCAATAACTGGGCCATACGATCTTGCAAGTTCTCTTGCCCACTTGTATATCTTGCCCAGCTTAAGATCCTCACGCTCGTCTGACTTGAAGCCATCAACCTTGTCGAGCTGATCAAAAACAATCAGCCCTGGGTTAACTTCTCTGAACAATGTCTCAAGGTCACGCACGTTGTTCATGTCCTTAGTAACACGTATCTTGTCCTTATCACCACCCATGAGTGTGGTGTATGACACCATAGCAGCCTTGGAGTCTGCAATGAGTACCTTGCTTTCTTGTCCAAGCGCAGCTTGAACAATCCTAAAGAATACAACTGAAGATTCTTCTTCGTTGTTGACCCAGACCACAGGTCTGTCTTTAGGTAGTTGCTGTGCTAGGTAGCTGACCTCGCTTGCTAGAAAAGTAGTTTTACCCACTTCCACACGAGCAGCCACAATAACAAAGTTCCCAGTACGGAGAGGGCCAAGACTCCTATTGAGCGCGTCAAGACGCCACTCGTAACCGCTACTAGTAATTCGATCAGCAATAACAGACAGATCAGCACTAACAAAAAGTTCATCTTTTTCTATGTACCTTTCGACATCCTTAAGAGCGTTGGTTGCAATGATATGAACGTGCTCTAGATCACTAGAGCCTTCCTTGACTTTCTCACACTCCTCCATGATGAGAGCTAGGTAGTCCAACTCAATAAGAGTCTTGACTACTTCTTCGTGTGCATGGTGTGGAACAAACGTCTTTGCTTTGGTAAGCATCATACGTAGTTTCACAATGGAATCATCTGTAAGACGTTTACTTTGGTCTGCTATTAGGAACGCAGTGAATGAGTCCCAAGCAAACTCTGTAACTGAGGGAAATGTTTTGTAGTACTTGTCCATCCCGTCAAGGATGGTGTTGGTTTCTTTCATAACTACATGCGGTTTGATGTACCGCCTGTACTTTGAGAGGTTCTCTTTGCTCTTAGCGCAAAGGTATAGAACATCGTAGTCCATCTATTTCCTTTAAATTAGTATGCTCACAAGCTCTGCTGGTGTGCATTCTTTGGGTTCTTTATCTATGCCAAATAAGGCAACATTTATGTTGTCTGGTAAGTAGTGTGTTAGTTTCTTGTATAGCTTTGTTGTTCCCTCCATTCCTGCTTCATCTGGATCTAACCAAATAAATATAGTTTCAATGCCTAGCTCATAGATTTGAGCTAGTGTTCTGTCTGACAGATTTGTTCTTAGTAACGCTACGGAGCTAAGACCTGTGTTCTTGTGTACTCTGTAAGCACTGAGGTAGTCTTCCGTTATGACCAACGTTTTATTGCCCTTGTAGAACCAGCTTGATTCGCCTTTGGCGTTGTTGTTGGTGTAGTAGGTGATGTACTTAGGCTCTGCCTTTAGGTTGCGTACCTGCCAGCCTATCGGCTGCTGTTCTGGGTTGTGTAGGGTCAAGGCTACTTTGTGCCTTTCCCCTTCTATGCCGTGGAAGTTATCGTCTTCTGTGTTGCAGTAGTTTGTTCTGAGCCACACCTCACCCTCGATGCTTAGCTTTGTTAGTTGTGGCTTAGCTGGTGATTTCACTGACCCTGTATCTTCTTTTTTACTTATCCAGGTTGATAATCTGCCTTGGGATAGTCCGTCTGAAATATGGCCAGACTCGTTGCAATGGTGGCAGTAAGCCACTAATCCCCTGTCTGAACGCTTGATGTATAGCCTACGTTTAGTATCTACACCTGCTGAACATCCATCATGGTTAACATGGATCTGCTGCCCCATGTTACTAGGAGCATTTTTAAGTATTAGCTGTTTGTTTATCATTTATAAAGCCCAAAATATATAGCCCTCCTAAGAGGGCTATATGGTTTTGTAGTTTTAGATTGCGTTTTCTGATGACCCATATACCTTAGCAAAAAGCTCGCCAGCAACTTTACGTTGCGTGTCGTTCAATTTGTTTAGATATACAAGTGTGAATGCTGACTTGAGAGTACAGCCTACAGATACTTTTCTACAGATACCAAACAAGGTACGTGGTGAGATAGTAAGACTGAACTGACCTGACTTGTAGCCTTGCCTAATAAGGTTGGCTAGTTTAACCAGTTCTTTAGCTGCTTTGCCTGTTACTGTAGTAGGGTATTTACTAGTAATGATCTTCTCTTCCACTGCTGCTGGTAGATAGTCAACGAATACTGCTGTACCAAACCTGTCTAGAGTTGCTGAGTTCTGTACGTTAGTACCTGCATGAGCACCTGTGTCATCACCCTGACCTTGTGTATTACCAATAGCAACAAGTCTGAAGTCCTTGTGAGGAATGATTTGTTTGTCCTTGGTACTACCTGGCATCTCTTTCAAGAAGAGCTTGCCCTCGTCCTCTAAGAGCCACTGTAGACCCATTGAGATCTCTGGAGGAGTTACATCCCACTCATCCCATGCAAACACAGCACCATACTTGACTGCTTCTGTTGCTGCACCATCTACCCATACTGTTGAACCATCCTTAGCTGTTAGCTGACCAAAGATCATTGAGGAATCCATATCCCCAGTGCAATTAACCCTAACAAAAGGACGATAAGTACGAGCACACAACTGCTCAATAAGACTAGATTTACCAGCCCCTGTAGGACCGTAGCAAAGTACTTTCTCATTTAACTCCCATGCTTGAAGAATGTCAGATGCAAGTTTTGGATCAATGACATAGGTTGAATTGATACTAGGAACAAATGCAGCTATA